GCGCCCATTTCATTTCGTCACCTCGTGCAGGACGGCGGCGTAGCCCGCGATATCGAGGATCGAGTCCTGGTGCCTGGGATCGCGCGCCAGGCGCGTCAGCTTGAGGTCGATCATGCAAAGCACGACCTCTGCGGGCGTGACGGGGTGGCCCAGCGTGAGCGACCAGCGCGCCGCGATGGCAGCCATCGCCTTGTCCGGCGCGCCGTAGGTCTTGGTGCGCTCCGCCAGGACATCGGCGGCGTGCTTCAGGATGCTGTCGGTGCTCATCGCACGCCTCCCTGCGTCTCGGTGGCCCACAGCAGAATGGCCAGCGCGTCGGCCTCGTTGTCGTCGGCGGGATTGAAGCCGCGAGCGCGGACCGCGGCGATGACGGCGGCCTTATCGGCGTTGCCCTTGCCAGTGACGTGCCGCTTGATCGTGCCGACGGGCACGCCCTGGTAGGCGATGCCGTGGTGATCGCACCACGCCGTCAGGATCGCGAGCCAGCCGCCAAAAGCGTGTGCCGCGTCGACCCCGGCATGCCGGCGGACCTGCTCGTAGACCACAAGGTCAACGCCGCCGGCCTGGTGCTTGATCTCGGTCAGCCAGTACTTGAAGCGCAGGAACCGCATGCCACCGCTCTGCCAGCGGTCGAGCCGGAACTCCGCCGTGCCGCTGGTGATGGCGCCGTCGGCGTCGCGGAGCGCGAAGCCGGTCTTGGTGCCGAGGTCCAGCGCCAGGAGGGCGCCACCGGGGCGTAGTGCGGCCGACAGCGGTCTTGCGCCGCCGGCATGAGGGGTCACAGTCGTCTCAGCCATGATGATCTCCGTCGAGGGGGTGGTCGTGGTCAGGGCGGCGGCGGAGCGGTTCTTGGCGGAGCTCTCCGTCGTCGTCCGGCTCATCCAGTCGAACTTCGAGTTCTGTTGGCGGCGCGATAAAGTCGTCTGCGGATTCTCCCGCTCTCGGTCACCGCCATCCCGGGGCGGTGGTGTTTCTCACAACGGCGGTTTGGGTATTTCGCCTTGAGCGATGTCGCGCACTCGAAGACCTCGCCGCAGGTCGGGCAATGGCTGCGCCAGCGGATGAGCGGAACGAGTTCCCCGTCCTCGCGTCGATGCAGCATGCTGCCGACGACGACGAAGCGCTGCCCTTCCAGCATCAGCACCGTGTCCACCCAGGGGATGATGCCGAAGTTGATCGAATGGACGACCCTCCGGTGCCGGGTCATGGCTGCCCGCCCCGCCGCCGGCCGATGTCATTGGAGACTGGGCGCGGCGAAAAACCCGGCGGCAACGTATGGGGAGAGTGGCCAAACCTGTCGGTTGGCCTCCCCATACGTAGTATGGGCCATAAAGCACCTAACTCCTCTTCTTCAACTAACTCATTGATCCAACTGAATAAAAGAGGAGTTCGGAGGAGTTCGGGAGGAGTTGGGCACCTAACTCCTCCGATCGCATAACCCATTGATTTCATTACATTCACCTTCATGGAGGAGTGAGGAGTTAGGCCTCACTCCTAGGAGTGAGGTCGTCCAAAACCCCTTCCGGGTAGACCCAGACCTCGGGGTTCTCGACCTCGAGACAGAGCCCCGACTGGGCACATTTGAAGTGACTGGGGAGGACCCGCCGGGTGGTCGTGGTGACCTCTCCGGTCGCGGCATCGACGCTCTCGGCGGCCGGCCCGAACGTCATGCCCTCGACGCAGAGATAGCCAAACCGGGAGCGGACGACCTGGTGACCAAACTCCACCCCGTTCCGCAGGAACTTCACGAAACCTTTCGTGGCGAGAACGCTGAGGCGCTCGCGGATCGTGTGCTTGCTGCCGAGCCCACCCTTGTTCTCGAACTTCTCGGCGAACTGCATCGTTGAGTAGATGCGCTCCTCTGCTGCCTCATCGAGCAGGATGCCGAGGATCAGGTCGTGCTTGCGCAGCCGTTCGGCGTCGAGCTTCGCGCCGACCTCCTTGCGCACCAGGCGCTCGCCGCGCCGGTCGAGTTCGATCCACCGGCCGCCGACCTTCTCGATCAGCATCGGCTCGATGCCGCGGCCGTTGCGCAGCTCGACATGCAGGAGCCGCTCGGACTTCTCCTCGTCCGGCCGGAACATGACGAGGCCTGAGGTATAGAAGCCGCGCAGCGAGCTGGCGCCAGAGAGGGCCTGGAAGGGATCCTCGGCCACCTGCTTCTTGGCCAGCTTCTTGGTGTGGTGGCAGAGGATCACCCCTGCCTCCGGCGCCACCGTGTCGCGCAGGACTTCAACGCGGTCCTGCAGGAAGAACAGCATCGCCGTGTTGTCGTTCTCGCCCTCGCCGCCGGGGCCGCCGTCGAACAGGTTGCGAAGCGGATCGATGCAAATGATGTCGGGCGGCGTCTCCGGGAAGGCGCACCGGATGGCTGCAGCGACCAGCGACACGCCCTGCTCGTCGAGCAGCAACCGAAGCTTGGGCGTGGCGACCAGCGTGTCGCGGGCGCGGACGAGGACTTCCGGGTCCATGCGGAGATTGCGCAGGCGCTCGCGAAGATAGTGGTACTGGATCTCGGCTTGCAGGTAGAACACGCGCAGTGGCCGCAGCGGCGCGAACTGCAGGAACGGAATGCCTGCGGCGGCATGAGCCAGCAGGTTGATCAGGAAGTCGCTCTTGCCGACCTTCGGCGCGCCTCCCAGCACGAGCATGCCGCCGGGGGTCAGCAGCCGTGGCGCGATGAGATCGTCCGGCATGGGGCTCGGGTCATCGAGCAGCGCGCCCAGCGAGTACGTCGGCAGGGTCGTCGGAACCGGCCGTTCGAGGCGCTCCAGGGCGGGCCCGTGGCGGTCTTCATGCAGACGCCAGAGACGGTCCGCCTCTGCCTTCAACCGTTCCAGCGGCCACGCTGGCCGCAGCATCGCCGCGTTGTACTGGCAGATGGCTTCCCAGCCTTCATCGCCGGTCATGCGACCGTCGTGGACCAAGCGGATGAAGTGGCCGATCGCGGCACTGGCGCCTTGGAACCTGGTCCACGCATCCTCGCCACCCTCATGGGCCGGCGTGGTGAGCACCGCCTCGATCGACGGCTTGGTGGTCGCCGGGCCGGGCTCGGATCCGACGCCGGGAAGCGGCGGCATGGCGTCGACCCGCTCCGCGAATTCCTGCAGATGTACCTCGATGCCGGGATCGTGGCGGCGGATGGTGACCAGCCGACGGACCCCGTTCTTGTGATAGACCGACCCGGCCATCCGGATCGGCTGGTGGGCCGAGCGGAAGTGGGTATCGCCGCCGGCCTTGACCGCGATGTCGCCGCGCAGGCGGCACAGCAGTGCGAGGTCCTCGCCCTCCGCCGGCTCGCTCAGCCGCCACCAGACATGGAGCTTGTCGAGCCCGTCCGGGGTGCGCCCCCCGCTCTCGACGATCAGCGTCGGCTCGCCCAGGTGCTGGATCAGGTGGTCGAGCTTGGCCGCGATGTCGCCAGCGTCGAGATCGACCAGCACGGTCTGCATCTGCCGCACATCCGCCGATCGGGCCTTGCCGCTCTCCGCGACGGTGCCGGGCACCACGTAGACGGCGGCACCCTCCCGGGCCGCCCAGCCCGCGAAGGCGATGGCCTTCTCCAGCATCGCACCGTCGGCCTCGACCCAGACATTGTGCGGGCGACCATCGATGCCCTGCCCCTTGTCGACGAACCCGCGCAGCGGCACCCAACCGTCGCAATAGCCGAATACCAGATCGAGAAAGATCGCGATCTGCTCGGAGTCTGGTTCGGCGCCGAAGGGGTCCGCTTGCACTGGCGCGTCGTTGAAGTCGCCCCAGGGATTGAAGTGGATGACGTTGTCGTCGCTCATGCCGGCAAGCTCCAGCAGCGTTGCGACCAGGGACAGAAGCGGCACTCGTAGAAGTCTGGCGCGCTGGCGATTCGAGGGAGCAGCTCGCCGGCGTCGGTAGCTTGCAGGACGCGCACCGCCCGATCGCTCATGCGCTGCGCCAGCGCGGCGTCGAATGGCACCAACTCGTGATGCAGCTCGGCGGTGTCCTTGTTGATGGCTGTGAACAGCACCGGATTGCTGGCGACACCCGGCAGCGACGCGTCCATGTAGGCCTGGTAGATCGCCATCTGCGCGGCGTAGACCGGCTTGCTCGCGGTGACGCCCTTGCTCGACGTCGCGCGCCAGGATTTGGCGTTCATGGTCTTGCATTCCCACAGCGCCGGGAACCCGAGCCCCGGGATCGACGGACCGTCGAGGATCACGCCGTCGACATGCCCGCGGACGCGGCCACCGGCGACCGAGAAGCCGAACTGTTGGCCGGCCTGGTCGCCGCCCTTGCGCGTTTGCAGGTCGAAGCCCGCGCTGCGCAGCCAGTCGACCGCGACGTCTTCGAGCACATGGCCGATGGCGAAGATGCGCAGGATGCGGCCGTCGAACCCGGCTCCCTCGTCCTTCGGGGTGGCGGTGAACTCGAACTGCAAGGCGCGCTCGCAGGGATGGCCGAGGCGCGAACCGCCGAGATAGGGTCGCGAAGCCCGGTCGGCATCCTGCGCGACCAGGGCCCTGTCGATCGCGCCGTTGAGGTGGTCCGCCGTCTGGGCGCGGCTGTTGAAGTCCATCATCAGAAGGGCACCTCTGGGCTGTTACGAGCAGTGGCGTGCATGGCGTCCTGGAAGCCGCCGACGGCGACCTCGATCAGCGTCAGGACCTGCGGCTCGGTGAGGTCGATCAGGCGGGTGTCCCAGCCGATCTCCTCCATGATCTCGGCCACCGGCCTCATGGCAGCGCGGATGGCAGCCTGTTCTTGTTCAGTCAGATCAACCATGTCGAACGACCTCCGGGCCAGGCCGGTCCAGAACGCCTGGCAAGACATGCTGCAGAAGGCCACGCTGGGCCGGGATGGCTTCTGGCGGGTCGGATCGAACCAGCCGAAGCCTCGGGAGGAGCGCGCGCAGACGCCGCAGGGCGCGACGGGATTGCGCATGGCCGGTCATGCCGCCTGTTCCAGGCCGGGCGCCGTTGCGTTGAGCACCAGCGCGCGGATGGGGCCGCGGTTGAAGCGGAAGGTCAGCAGCGCCGAGGCCTTGTAGCGGGTCAGGCTGTAGTCGAGCCGGCACTCGGGCGGCAGGTAGGCAAGCTGCCGGTTCGTGGCGGACTCTTTTAGCCACCCCCTGGACTTGTGCGCCGACTCGTCCGTCTCGTTCTCGTTGAGCCAGTCGTCGGCCGCCGCCAGGCAAACCGTGCGATCGCCCATCGTAAGAAGCCTGGGAGGAAGCTGCCTGGCGCCACCGACAGCATGCCAGCGCCCCTCCAGGAAGAACGCACCACCCCAGGCATTGAAGCCATTGGCCATCAGTGCCGCGTCGTCGCCGAAGAGATCGCACCACTGGAAGCTCGACCGGCTCAAGAGGTCGATCTCGGTCATGATGAAGGTGTCGATCGGCTCGGGCCCGCCGCCACCGCCCGATGCGAAGGTGTGCCCACAAAGCGGGCAGACCATTACCGCAAGCGGCACCTCGGCTTCGCACGACGGGCAGATCTTGGTCGGCGCCTCGCCCTGTCCCTGGTACCCGTCGAGGTCGATGTCCTGCTCCAGGCAGCCGTGCAGCAGCGACGAGGTGCCGAAGTCGAGCACGATGCAGTCTGACTTGACCACGCCGGGGTGCTCCTGCGGGTTCACCGTGCGCAGGCCGCGGCCGACCATCTG